TTCTCCAGCGTAATCAGTGTTAGTAATATCTTCAACAACTGATGCACGTCTGAAAAACTTTTGAACCTTTTGACTATAGACTGCTGGTACCCAATTACCCGAAGGTAAATTCTGGTAGCCAGTAGCCAGTCCCATTGTAGCCATGTGTTAGCCTCCAATTTATTATTGTTAAGGTTGGATTCTACCTTCTCGTACAGCTTTATCGATTTCTTCTTCGTACTTCGCATACTCACGAACATTCATCTTACTGATTTCAGCATTAGACCAAACTTTCTTAGGTGTAGCACCTTCAGTTGATTCGGCTTTTCTGGTTTTAGATACAGCTTTAGCAGCCTCTTTCTTAATATCTTTTTCCTGCTTATTAGAGTACTTTCCAAGTCCTTTATCCATTTTATATAAGTCGATTGCTCTTCCTGCAAGACTAGCATTACTTGTATTTTCATACAGCCAATCCTGAATAATAGGATCTTGTTTCGTAGCCCAATCATGAAATTCATCTTTTGCACGAATATCATTAAAATCAGGATGTATTTTAAGAAGTTCTACTTCCGCTTTTTCTTTATTAATTTGTTCTTGTTGAACTTGGAGATTTTGATATTTAGTCTCTATCTCTTTTGTTCGATTATCCGCTTTGTTCATAGCAATGGTTTCAACCATTTCATAAACATCAGGATATTCCTTTCTCCAAGATTCTAATTCATTCTTGGATTTAGGTGGAACAAACTGCTTTGAGGATTGCTCAAGTTGAGTTCTTAAAGTACGAACTTCATCTTTATGCTTTCCGAGTGTAGAATCATAGTGTCTTTTCAAATCGTCATAACGTTTCTTAAAGACACGGTCTTCCGCATTTTCAGGGCGTTCAGTTGAAGGAGTAGCATTACCATCTGAGTTTGCAATTTCTTTAGATGCTTCTGTGTCCTTTTGAACGGTTGCTGTTTCTGCTTTCTCTCTTTGAAACTTCTCTAATTCACCTTTAGCAAATGCTTCAATTTCAGGATCACTTGCGTCATCCTGATGTTTCTTATATATATTTACTTTAGGTTTTTTAAAAAGTTTCGGTTTTTCAGTTTTAGTTTCTTCTTTTGTTTCTACTGTTTCTTTAGAAACTTCAACTGTTTCTTCTTCTTTTTCCATTTTTCTCCTCTTAGGTTGAGTGCCTTATGGATAAGGGTAGCTCGTTCCATAATTTTGTGGGCTGGTTATACGTTTCGAGATAATAATCCCGTTGTATTTCCAGGTGGCACAATTTCATCTTTTTCCATTGGTTGTACCATTGACATAAATTTGTCAGTACTACCAAATCGTTCTTCAATAATTTTCTTTGATACACTGATTGTGGGTTCCCCCGTTCCCATTCCTGGGAATAAATCAGATCCAAAGAGTCTATTAAAAACGCCTTTCAAAGATGGTGTTAAATGAACATTTAAAATTCGTTTATCATCATCTTGCAAATCTTGTAGATTTACGGATGGTCTTACTTTTGGTGCAACTTCTGGTGTAACTTCTGGTTTTTTTGCTATAGGTTGCTCTACTCCTAAATTTGAAGTATCAGCAGGTTTTGGTACAAATGGTGTTGCTCCAATTGTTCCTGTTGTTGATGTTGCTGTTTTACCTGTGTAATCTATTGCCATAATTTTTTTATTTAAAAAGAACCTGTTGTTTCTGTTTGTTCTCCACCAGCTTTACCTGCATCTCCATGACCAGTAGGTCCATTTCCACCACCATTTCCGCCATCATGATAAGGAACAGGACCATGTTTTTGAGTTACAGTTTTAGGTTGTGTCATTATTCCATCAGATGGTGGTTCACCATGCTCTTCTGCATCATATATTGTACCTGGTTTATATTCTTTACCATAACTAGGTCCCCATTGTATATCATTATAAGCATCATAATCACCATACTCTTTATATTCTAAATCCATAGCTTTCATTTTATTGTTATAATAAGAAGAGTTTAAATATTGACCAGTAATTTCTTGTTTTTTAATTCCTGCATATTTTCCCGCACCTTTTAATGCAAGTTTGGTTATCCAATTAGCAGGAAAAAATAAACTTGCCCAACCACCTGCTTTTGCCAAATCTTCAATTTTTCCATATTTCATATAATCATCTGCAACTTCTATTCCCAAAGCATCAACTAATGTATTATAAGTATAAGTTTTCCAATTAAATTCAGGTGAAAGATCTTTTTTATAATCTGAATCTTCATCCTGGTTGCCATTACCTTGATGTAATAATCTCTTTTGAATTAATATTAATTGTTCTTCAGGGCTATTTTTATCTTTATAAGTTTCAGTAATTCCATAATCCATTGTAGGTGCAAAATATTCACCAACATTAAAAGTTCCTGTTGAAATTTTTTGAGTACTTACAGTTGCAATCTCTTTTAAAGATGCATTACCAGAACTATCATATACTAATTGATATTGACTCATTATTTAGTTTTATCTATTCTACTCTGTTTGTTTGCTAACTCTAGGTTTAAGAGTTGGCGAAGCAAAACTAGCTTCCCCTGGCAACGGAACATCACCTGTTCCGATGTTGCCGCCTCCATTTCCTGTACTATCTGTTGGCGAAGCTCCTGCAGGAACTGGCATAACCTGTCCCATTTGGGCTTGTCCTCCAGTAGTGGCTGTATTAGTTTGATTTCCATGTACCATTCCCATTATTTGTGCAAATATAGCTGCTTTTTCTGGATCATTAATAACTTGTTCAGGATCAATATCCAATGATTTAGCAACTTCTTTTAGTATTGTATGCCATTTAACAAATGGTGCTAATGCTGGATTAGACGCTGTTTGCATAAATGTCATAAGTCTTTGTGATCTAACTTCTTTCTGCATTAAGGAAGATGTACCTCTTGCTTTAATTTCTAGATCACCTTTAATTTCAGGGTTATCGTCATTAAACTGCATGTTCCAGTAGAATAATGTTTTACCTAAGGGTTTTAGTAAATAGTCATCAATATTTTTAATAACTGTTTTAATACTTAATGCTGCAGCTCCCATTAACATTGACATACCTGCTGCAGTTCTTGTAGTTGATTGTACTCCTGTTGTACCATGTGAATATGAAGGAATACCTGTTGCTTCATCGGCTAATTGCCTGAATCTATCAAACATCATCATATTTTCTGTAGTGGTACTTGGAAATTTTAATCCATGTATTGCTGCTCCAGGTTGACCACTCTGCCTTCTAAAAATTTTACCAGGAAATACTTTCATATCCTGACCTGGTACAAGCATAGTTTCGTCAACATCAAATACTAAATTACCTGATAGGGCTAAATTATCAATAGCCATTCTTGCATGACCATTCATAATTTGTTGTGAGTCCTCCATATTTTCTGGAATACCTATTCCAAAAATCTGATAGGGATTTGATTCATACGGACATACCATAAAAGGTAGTCTTGTTGGTGTAAATGGATTTATAACACATCTTAAAACTTTATTTCCACAAATAAATACATTTACAGATACAACATCTAATTCATCATCATGGTCAAAACCAATTTCTTTAGCAATTCTTTTATCTAATAGACCCCAATATTCTAAAACCTCAAATCTATTTTTATATAAATTTTCTATATTTTCTCTATCATACAAAGAAGATTCATATCCTCTAGTTTGATAGTTAGCTCCCATTTCTAAACATGCACGAATTGCATCAGCATTAAATAAAGGACGCTTCATTAAGTCTGCAAACTGCTGTCTATTAAATGAATGTCTTTGAATAATATATTCAGCATCATTCATATTAGTTGCATTAGGATCAGAATAAAAATCCCAGCAGGATACTGCTTCCAGTTTTGGAGCTGTTTTAAAACTAGCCACATAATTATTTTCTCCAGTTTCTGGGTCTTTATTCCAACTATGTGAAACCTTATCTTCGTTAAAAGGACCTTTTAAAATACCAGTTCCTAATAAGCACATTTCAAAAAATACATGACGCAATATTTTAATAGCTTCTGTTTCTTCAAGCTGATCATGTAAAATTTTTTGAAGTTTTTCTGCCGCTAATTTTGCAGGTTCAATTTGTGGCATTGATTTTAAATCAGGAGCAGGTCCTTCATCAAATCCAACTTTTCTGTACTCTTGTGCTAGATTTTGCATTAATGTATCTGCTGTAGCACCCTTAGGTAATTCTTTTCCATCACCAGGAAATCCATATGGATTTTCTAATGCTCCATTTGCTGCACCATTTTGTTGCTGTAACTGTGGTGGTTTTAAGTGGGCATATTCTGGTGCATCTTCAGGAACAGAAGTTGGTTCAACTCCAATAGGAAATTTTCCTGAACCAAATAATACTTCTATAATTTGACCAAATGATGCAAGTACTTTTGTTTTTGTAATTTTAACAAATACTTTAGACTTTTCATTATCTCTAAAAGCCATATCAGGACCATAAATACCTCTATAATTTCTATAAGCTTTTAACCATCGTTTCTCGTCATATAGTCTAGAAGTTTCTGCCTGTTGAAATCTGTTTCGTATATAGCCAACTAATGGATTATGCTCTTCTGTGTATGGTTTTTTTTCCATATATTTATCCAAATAATTTTTTTAAAATACCTTTTTTCTTTTTATGTATTCCTGTAGGTTCTTTAATTTTACCTGATATAACATCTTTTATTTCTTGATCTGTTATACCATGTTCTCCTGTGCTTAATCCTAAGCCTGAATGTTGTTCTAAAGATCTAACATCATCTACTGTAGATTGTTTATTAGTAAATTTCTTAATTAATTTAATATCATTAGCGGACACATCAGCTAAAAGCACACGCTCTGCTTTTGCTTTCATAGTATCTCTATCATTATCAGGAATACGTTTTAAACGTTTATCCGAATCTGTTAAAGCCATTTATTAATTCCTTATTGTTAAACATTTATTTTAAATATCTTTTTTACAAAATCTTTTTTAAATTGTTTAAATAAATTTAAAGGTTTTCCGATTTGTCTATTTTCATATTTTTTCAGAAATTCTTTTTCAACAATTGAATTAATATCTGCTACTAAAGTTTTTTTCTGATTATTATTTTTTTTATTTTTAGGATGTTCATTACTATAAGTTTTAGTCATAACTAGTAACCTTTTACTTTTTTATTTGTAGGGTTGTTATCATTCTTAAAAATAGATGCATCTACTTTTTCTTTTTTTCCTACTGAACCTGATTCTGATCCTAAATCACCTTGTTTAACTTTTTGATTAGGATTCATGTTTAATCCTTCACGATAAAGTTTTCCATCAGGAACATCAGACAGGTCCCCCTGTTTAATCTTTCCTTTATAGATCTCATTATCTGCAGGATATTTATATCCATATGGCATAATTGTTCTCCTTGTTATTTATTGATTTGAGTAGTTTTTATTTTTTCCAGACAGGGCTTCTTTTTTCCATTTTTTTACTATTCTTTTACCTCTTTCTTGCAAAAATGGTGATGCCCCTTGGATATCTTTTATTATTTTCCCTTCTATATCCATTTGTTTAACATAAGTATGAAATTCTTTTTCGCCTGGAGTTTTTGCTATATATTCTTCTTTTGCCTTTGAACTACCATTATTAGACTTTTTATTTATATAAGCCATAATTAGTAATCTTTTTCATCTGCTAATTTAAACAGTGAATCTTGTACATGCTCTTTGCCTGATTTAGTAACATAAGCTCCATCTTTATATAAAGAACCTTCTTCAGATTCTAAATAATTTTTAGAATT